GAACAAGAACAAGAACAACGACAAGAGGATGACAAGGACAATTTGTATTTGGGTACTTTACAATGCGATCCACTTTGCGCAGAGGCAGATAACAACAGTAAAATTTGCCTATTGTATTTGGGCGAAAATCAAGAATTTCAATTTATTGTGCTAAGCAAATTTTACGGTACATTGGGCTGGATTTACAATAGTTTTGATCAAGCTGATTTACCGACGATTCAAGCCTTTTTGCCAGTGTTTCAAGCCGAATTCGGGACCCACGAAACTCTAATCGAATTCAAGCAAGAGGGAAAAGATTTAATGTATTCGATTTTGTTTCAACATGAAAATCACAAAAAACGCCTCGTGCGTCTCGATCCAACCACCGCACTTGGGTTCCGCGCCATTTACACCGAAAATTACGCACCTATGATGAAGGAAGCAATGAATGCTCATTATCATAATAACAAAAACAACACATTGTTAAATTCATTTGAAAACTCGCCAGATAGAGAAGAAGAAGAAGAAGCCGAAACAAGAACAACAGAAGCGAAAGAAGCGAAAGAAGAAAAAGAAGCAAAAGAAGGAAAAATAAAAGAAACAAAAGAAGAACAACAAAACAACAACGCCCATTCGAATTCCAATAAAAATCAGAATATTACTCAGAATCAAGACACAGAAACAGAAAGCAATGTGTCTGAACAAGAAGAAGAAAAACCAAAACCCGAATCCCTTCATGTATCGGTGGATTAGCTCTCTGCCGTAAAAAGATAAGTGGGTCAAATTTCATTCTCATGCCAAAGTTTATTCCTGGGTTTACTACCGGCTTTACGCTTCTGAAAAACAACAATGACAACATTGTTGATGCCTTCGATCGAAAAAGAACAGACGGCAATACTCGTTACCGAAAAAAAACAGCCGGCAAACATAAATCGCATTCCTCTTCTCGTGTTTCTTCTTCTTTATCATCCACTTTAAGCCCACGACTGAACAACGCGGCAATTCGACGTGAAATGAATCGACGTTTGGACTTGGTGAAAGGAAAACGAATTGGAAGAAAAGGTCCAGTGGAAAGTGCAACACGTTTTCCGGAAGGCCATAAAAAACGGGGGTTAGATGGACGAATGTGGATTAAAAAGGGGCTGCGTTGGGTTCCGTATGGAAATAAGAAAGCCGGTACCACCGAAAGAAAGAAAACAACCAAAACAAACAAAACAAACAAGAGATCCAAAAAATCAATGTCCTTATCTTCATCATCCACATCGTCTTCTTCTTCTTCCTCTTCCTCTTCCGTTTCGTCTTCATCCTATTCTTCTTCTTCTCCTTTTTCCTCTTCTTCTTCTTCTTTTTCTTCTTCTTCATTCTAAAGCAAAAACATTTTATGGTCGATACAAGAATGATGTGATTTCTGATTGTAATGGAAATATCAAAACCTTATCAAAGACGATATTGAGCAATTCTTTTAAGAGCTTCCCGCGCGTGTGATAGACGGTTCGTAAGTTCGTGATGGCACTTTCATTAAACTTGTTCGCGCAAAATTCTAAGACCGTTTGTCCATGCACAGAGACAAACACATCCAGATCGGAGCGCGACAGCAAGATCTGAAGGTCATTCAATGCGACATTTGGTGTTGTTGCCACAACTTCCCATATACTTTCATAATTTGTGTTACTTGTTTTGACATCGTTTCCTTGAACCGAATCACACGGAGCAGACAATTCATTAATATATGGATCGTACATCATCGCATTGGAATCGGCGATGATACGACCATGCAACGAACTGTGTTTTGATCTCGGATACGGTTCAATGTCTCCCGATCTTGTCAAATAGCGATGCCAGTAAAATGTGCCACAACGTGGTTTCCAAGGATCAGGGACAATTGTGGGACTCACAAAAAAATCTGAAAACGTTGGTCCGTAAAAGTATTTTGTGTAATAATCACGAAAGTAAATACATGCTTTATGATACGCTTCATTTTGGACAAAATATGGTAAGACATCGTTCGCCAAGATATGCCATTTCACACATATTTGATAATCTGGATGCCCCGTGACGAACAAGCAGAGGACGTTTGTATAAGAACGGCTATCATGCGCCGTATCCACAATATCGGGAATGCACAATTTTGTTTTTGCTGAACCACACTTTGTAAAGCTTAATTTAAGATAGTTAACGATTACGTTAATAAAACGTGTTTCGAAGTGAGTCATACATTCCTCTTGATATGTTCGCTTCTGCTCAGGAGTCGCATTGACAGCCAAAGTTGGCCAAATCAAGCTATCTCTTAAATGTCTGAGATGAGCATAAAACGCGAAAAAGTTGTGTTGTGCTGAAGCAATTTCGTAAAGATCATTCAGTTGTTTTTCATGCGTTGATAATACAGGTGGTCGTTTCGAACGTTTGTATTTTGGTTTCGTCCCCTGATGTTCGGAAACAGGTTTTCGTTTCATGACATGAATTTTTTAATTTAGATCTTCATGCAAAAAAAACCGATTTTGTGTCTGTATTTGAAAGTTTGTTCGGGGGCTTATATGAAAAGAAAAAAAAATGGGCGCGTCGACATCATCGCCTCAACGATCGACACCATGGTATACCAAATACATCGATCATGTTCCTTCAAATCACAGAGCCGGTGTACTCGAGGTGTTGCGCATTTGCACCATTTTTTCAGAAATCAAGCACAGGATGTCTCCCTCTCAAGCAACCGTGCACGCACGAACCACTATTGACCATTTGCAAGAACCAACAATCTACGGGCTTGCATCCGGTATTCTTTCGTTTGCTGATCACATGGAGTTCCATCTTTCGTTTGCTGATCACATGGAGATCCAACATCAAAAGCGGAACCTGTGGTGTTGGAACCTGCAAACTTTACAACTTTGTCTTGTCGGGCTGTTCAACAATGGATTGTTAAGTGTGATGAAACGAACATTTCTTCTCAAAAAAAACGATATCGTAAAAGAGGTTCATTTTCTTGATGCCTGCATAAGACTTTCACAAGAACTGACTGTAGCAGTGATGGCTGTCGATTGGAAATGTGGTTTTGGAGTTGGATTTAGTATGCAATGGCTTTCTTATGCATTAGATTTTGATGTTGGGTTGGGTTTTCGCTTGATCGCTTACCTAAGCGATGATGAACTATTGTCAAAACACGAAAAACACCCAAACGTTCATCAACTCTTTTTATTGGCCGTGAATTGCTGTGGAGAATTCAGTTTTTTGGGAAATCCATTTTTTCGATTGTTGATGCATCGTTTGTACTCCGTGCAAGACCATCATATATCATCGATTTTGAACAGCATGGATGAATTTGATGTGTCAATGTATGTGAAATTATCGAATTATGCTCGTGGATTTGTTCAAGGCGATTTTCAAGACGAAATGTTCTGGATCCTCGAACAATTCCAGAAACGGCACCGCACCTATGAGGCATCTGTTTCATCATGTGTGCGACAATGTCCGTGTTTGTTGACGCCTTTGCTCACGATCGTTTTGAGCTATGTGTTTTTGTGTTAGTTTCTCATGGACATGTCGTTCCAAGTGAGTCAATGGATGCTTGCGCACCGCTTTCAGAAGTTAAAATTGATGGGCAAGTCACGAATATTTTGTGTTTACCCGCAGGTTTACCCACGGGTTTATCCACCACGTCAAAGCCTCAAATTATTGTGAGCGAAGGCTTTGAAAACCGCAACCGTCCCAACTCCAACAAAATCTTTCGCTGGGAATACTCGGACGGCTGGTCCACCGTCCAAGAGATTGCCAAATTTGTCACCGAAGACACGACGCGCATCATCTATTTGGCTATGGCGCCGAATGGTGATCGAATGGCCACGAATTTCAAGCTCAACGATGAGGATTGCTTAGCCATTTGGGATTTACATCAAAACCAAAGCGAGCGTCAAAAAAACAAGAACAAAAAAAACAATACACTGTCTATGTGTGGTATTGTACGTTAATTAAGCTTTTTTTGTTTGAATCATTTTTGTTGATGGTCAATCGCATAATGATGCAAACGAGACAATGCAGCCTGACGTTTGTGTTCCACAAATCGCTTTTCTTCCGCTGTCAATGAACGTGATGGTTTTAAAATGAGTTTACCCATGGGTTCGCCATTAACATGAGTGGTTGCATGACAGGAATCGATCAGATGTGTATTTCGGCCACAATGATCACATTTGCGACGTTGTTTTTTCCATTTTGCATACGAATGTTGTTGTTGTTGTTGTTCTTGTTGATCTTTTCCTTCTTCTTTTTCTCCTGGTTGTGGTGTCATGAAATAATATTTCCAGGTTTGATCGATCCAGTCAACCAGCGTACTGAGAAATCCTGACGATACATCTGAAGATTCATCGACCTGTTTTTTTATATCTTGATTTTCTTTCAAGGCCCTACACCGTTTTACGAAATGACCAGCCATACCACATCGATAACACCGATCGGTGGCAGACAACAATTTTCGGTGCAATTCTTTTAACTGCGAATCGGAAAGATGAATTTGACAATAGGAACCACCACGAACATTCTCAATTCCATGAATTTCCATCGTTCGATAGACCAATGTATCCTCACTAAATTTGTCCTCCGGATCCAATAATGATCCGACATTGGGAACGATTCGTAATGGTTTGTGTAACCCCGTCCACGTTGCACCGTTTCGCTGTTCGACATGATCGCGCATACGTTCTTCAGGCGTTTTTCGAGTCTTACCAACATAATAGACCGGATTCACAACACTTCCACCATGTCCTTCACATTCCAATGTGTAAAGAGACCACTTTGGTGGGGTGGTGTCCTGTGATTTTTGTAACTTCACGTCCATCTGCGCGAGCGAATACACACATACACATGGAAAACACACACACAAAAGGAAATTAGTCATGTTACCAATACAAATCACTACAAACAAGCAACAAACACAATGGAGATGACATCAGCGAGTGTGGATAACTTGCAACATATACCGTATTCCCAAATTAAATTTAATATTGGGCGATGAGATGTATGTAATCGTGGTATGAATGTAAACGATCGATTCACCGCTAACGTTTGTGCGAAAGATTGAAGTTGCTCCTGAAACCCCTTGTTGGGTCGAACACAAGGACGTTTTTCCTTTATAAATTCTAACGCACATTTAAACGAAAAATCGTGCTTGTCAATTAAATACGCAATAACGATCGATCGTCGGAGAACGCGAAATCCCAGCTTGACAGTGAACCAGAAGGTTGTACTCTTTATTATTCGTATGAAGAATTCGATCAATCCAATCGTTTGTCTCGGTGAAATACTCCGAAATTTGGGCGTTTGGTACATCATTAATGGTTATTCGTCTGGTACAACGTGTTTGCTCCCCTGAAAGACATGCGAGAACGTGCGTAATTTTATGTTTCAATTTCCAATCTTCAGACTGAGCAGCCGCCAGCTCCCCTAAATACAAATGTGGCAGGATTTGTTGACCAAGATCATAATCATACTTCTTTTCTGTTTGATTTGTGATTTTTAACAACGTTCGCAAGGCAAACGGCAAGCGACGATACATTTTTTCTTTTCTTTTGTTCTTGAAGAAGAAGAACCCGCGGATAAACAAAAAATGTTTGTGGACGTGTTTAGATGCTTCTTATGTTATGACGTATGCGAGAACTAAACCGATATTAGACGCTTGAGCCACTTCGCACATGCTCACCGTTACGAGGAACGTCGCCATGAAATGTCGCAACTGAGAGAATTTGCTGAGGTAGCGAATGAATGTGTTCTGTGTACTCTCTTCACGCGTCATTGCAAACTCCAGGGTTCTTTGTAACATGTGCACAGCACCTTGAATTTTCAGAAAATGTTTTAAATTCGGCTCGTTAATCCGTCCTAAAAGCACAAAGAACAATTCATGAATTTCTTCTTGAAATGATTGAAAGTCGGCTTCCGTTTTGTTGGTTTTGTTTGTTTCGTCGGTTTTTGGCTGCGACAAATCAAAAGACGATGCGGCACGTATCACCTTACAAATATTGGATAGCTCCAGAACCGCCGCAATGACCATTTGTGTTTGTGATTCCGTTTCGTTTTTCGTAATGATTGATTTTTCATTTGATCTTTCATAATGAGTCGTGTCAGGATCAATGAGATTGGCGAGAATCACAAAGACATCGCCAAGATTCTTTGGTTTCGTTTCATCGCGTAAAATAAAATCGGCATGAAGTAAAAAGTCAGCACCAATCATATTCCGGACAATAGCGAATGAACATTCCGAAATACGACTCAGGGTGCGAATGATGTCTTCTCGAATGTCTACGCTTTTCGACGTGGTATAGAGACCGATCAGTTTTGTGATCATCGGAATGGAGATCTTGCTGTGTTGAATGAAAGAAAATCCAAGCTTTTTTTCGGCTCGGCCAATATTACGAATGATAGCCATGGCCTCCGATGGTCTTCCGTGCTCCAAAAAATATACAGCGGAGCACATAAATGAATTCTGCCATTGAAACATGGATTTAGGTTTTAACACGACAAACCGTGACAATTGAGAAACCACTTGGCTTTGCTCCTTTACATCGCCTTCGTGATAAGACCAAATAAAGCGACGGCGAATCAGGTGGGGCCCGACCTGTTCACAAATACTCATATTGTACAATGCGAAAAAGACATCATCGCGCGTATCACGAACTCTGCTGTCGTTCAATATACGTTTCGCTGTTTGCAGACCACCGTTATAATATACAAACGTTCCTATCGTGTCATCGGAATGAAGGGCCAACGATGACAAACAGAATGCAAGCGCTTTGCAGACAGGCTCCGTCAAGCGTAACGATGCGCATAATACCATAACCGCGTCAAATATAGAAATTATAATTGGCTTTAACGTTGCTTTCGTTGCGTGCATGCCGTACGTTGACAAAAACAAAGC